TTGGCTTGCGCGTCCAACGCCATTTCAGCGGCTTCGGCTGCAAGCGCCGCCTCATGCTCTGCATCGCTAACACCTCTCAGCTTTCTCCACAAACCGGCAAGCACATCGGAAAGGCCGGTCGCGGCTGACGCAGCTTTAACAAGCCACACAACAAGCCCAACCGCTACGATCACGGCCAGTGCTATAGCTATAAATTTCGCGGCCACCAACAGGCCAGCAAACGCAGCCGATACGCCGAACGCTGACCCAGCAATCGCAGAAAACACGGCCATAAGGCCCCCAACGCCGATCGCTAGTTGCCCAGTAATAGCGAGAAGCGGCCCAAGAGCGGCGACCAGCAACGTGAACGCAATCGCACCCTTTTTTACCCAGTTAGGAAGAGCCGTAAACGCTGGGAGAACTTTTCCGGTAATGAAATTGACGACCCCCTTGAAACTATCGATCATGCTCTCAAACGTTGGCGCTAGGTTAGAGCCAATAGCAATCCACAACCCCTCAGCAGCCGACTGTAGCTCAATGAAAGCGCCCTTCAGCCCTTCCATTTGAATGTCGGCGATACGCTTGGTGGTGCCTCCAGATTCCCGCAATTCTTGACGGAGTTTTACCAGCGCGGCAGAACCACGCCCAACCAACGCCGCCAACGCCGGTCCAGCCCGTTGCCCGAATAAGACCATCATGTCGCCGGTCTTATCAGCGTGTGGTTCCAGCTGACGGATGATTTCATCCAGTGGCTTAATCCGACCGGCAGCATCGGTCACATTGATACCCAGCCGCTTCATAATGTCTGAGCTTTTCTTGGTCGGAGCAAGTAACCGCACAAGAGCACCACGAACAGCGGTGCCGCCCATCGTACCCTGGAACCCGGCATCGGCCATAAGAGCCATTGCAGCGGTCAAGTCCTCAAACTCGACTCCAGCAGATTTTGCGACCGGCCCTGCGTACTTCATGGCTTCGCCCAACTGCCGCAGATCGGTGTTGGCGCTGGTGAACGCCTTCGCCATCACATCAGAAACGCGGGTCACTTCAGTAGCGGCCATACCATAGCCGCGTAGTGTCTTTGCCGCAATATCGGCAGCGGTCGCAACGTCCATCTGACCAGCCGCAGCCAGATCGAGAGTTCCAGGCATCGCATCCATTATCTCGTTGGCTTTGAAACCAGCGAGCGCAAAGAAACCCATCGCCTCACTTGCTTCGACAGCAGTGAACCTAGTGGTGCGCCCTAAGAGTTCAGCGTTCGCCGTAAGGTCACGGAAATCTTTTTGGGACGCGCTCGGGCCTAAGATAGCGCGAACGCGGTTCATCCCCGCCTCAAAGTTAGCAAAGGACACCAGCGCCTTCGCGCCCAACGCAGCGATTGGAACAGTTAGACCGGCTGTCATTTGCACCCCGGCATTTCGCGCCGAGTTGCCGATGTTGGTCATTTTCTCGCCCATCTTGGCGAGCTTTTTACTGTTTCGCTGGGCTGAATCGCCAAGCTCTCGGAACTTCTTTTTAGCCGCCTCCAGCTTGCGCGACATCTTGTCCTGAATGTCAAGGTGCGCGGTAATGTTCCCAACTGAAACAGCCATGATTGTCTACCGCCTTCGGCGCGAGCCTTGCCGGTTGGCGCGGTCCTGCTCTCGGGTTTCCTTGTTCAGCATGGTAATCAACGGGTCCACGTAGTGAGCAGGAAGCGCTAGATATTCAGTCCATGACCACCCCATACGCTTCATGATGGCGAGGTCTGTCCCTACTTCCCCTTTCCAACGATTGCTTTTTTTGCTTCTCCCATCTTGGTTTCGTGAGCGTCAACCGCATTGTCGATCAACTCGAAAAGGTCGGCGTGTAGCTGTTCCAAGGTCGCCCGAGTAAGTGGCATCTTGTTGTCATTTTCGTCAGACAACGACCAGTCCAAGAGATAGGCCGAACACCGGGCGAATGAGTAATCCGTCCACTCGAAAGTCGCTTCAGCCTCTTGGCGCTCTTGCCCCTTCTTGGGGAGCGGCTGTGTGATTTGGCTGACCGCTTTCAACATTTTTCGCTGTTCGCCAATGGTGAGGTATTTCTTGATGGAGATCCAAAAATCACGCACCTCTCCTGTCGGGTCGACCCACTGAAGGTCAATCCTTTCTTCTTCCGGTTCAACAATCCACGGATTTGCCATTTTTGCTGCCCCCAATAATGACTGTTGGAAGTCTCCCAATTTCGACTTCTACCGCCATATCATCGCTCTCTTTGCGCCACTTATCAAGTAACTCCCACACCCAGCGGTTGGTGCTGATATTAAGATGGAGGTCTAGCGGCACCCTGTCGCACCAAGGCGTAACAAGGGTTTCCACACTGGCTGTAATGTGAAAGTAGGACGGGATATCGCTCGACACCACCCACGCACCAAGAACGGCGGCGGTGCGATACTTGTATCGCAACTCACCGCCCGTCCCAGAAACGCGCATTAGGTGGCAGCGGTGGCCCTGCTCAAAGTCCCGGCTGATTGAATCTCGACCGGTGCATCAAGCAGACTTCCAACCGCGCCACTTTGCGGGTTGTAACTAGCGATGACCCCAATTCCGCTATAGATGGGGTTGATCGCCGTCGAACAGATATTCTGTGGTCGAATCTCCACACAAACAGTCGTGCCAACCAGAGAAAACAGTGTCGCATCAACCGCAGCAGCGGCATAGTCTTGATGGAACGTCACATCCACCGACCACGTTTTCAGCCCACCCTTGTTGATACGGCTGTCGTCGCCCATCGCCGTTTCGTCCTGCATTTCAGAAGCATAGTTCAAGCTCACCTCTGACGCATGGGCCGAAAGATTAACGGCGTTTATTTGGAGAAACGCATTCGTATATACCTGTGTCGCCATAATCTCCTCGCTTATTCAATGCTCATCCACGGAAGCAGTTTGTAGGACTCGCCGCTTGTCGTCATGCCCCACTCAGCACGCCAGAACTTTTGAAAAGTAGACGTGATGGTTCCAGTCGTTAGAGGCGTTGCCCATTGCCCCCCTCTACATGATTGTTCTGTAAACGCCACATGACTTGTAAACTTACCAGCCCCGAAGCCACTTGATGAAGACCCCTGGACGCGCACAAGAAGCCCACCGGTTGACGACGACAGCACATGCAGACCGGCGTAGAACGTTTCGCCAGTGGTGACGCCCCCCAAATCGTAGGCGGTTCCCGTGCCGCAACTGGTCAGCGCCGTCTCAGTGGCGTCTTTAAGTGGAATAGCCCTGACTATTGCCATGATGACCCCTTATTCCGTTCCCCGGCCCTGGATACTCAGGTCGAACGTTAGCATTTCGCCCACGGTGTTGCCTACATTGTAGGACTCAATCACGCCCTTGAACGCATAGCAACCAAGCGACTGCCCTTCCGTGATCCCATTGCCGAATATGGTTAGCGGCTCGACGTTGTCGCCAACCAATTCAAAGAGCGTGGCATCGGCGTTATTGGTGCCACCATTCCAGAATCCGCTCGCGCTCGCCGAAACATACATCAAGCCGCCCTTGTTGTTGCGTGTGTCGTCTCCCATCGTGGTGACGTCCAGCATTTCAGAAGCGTAGTCCATTGATAATTCATTCACGTCGCCACTGAGATCGTGCCCTCCGTAGAACAGCTTCCCGTTGGTATATATTACTGTTGCCATGATTTTACTCCGTCGAAAGGTCTTTGTAGGCCAGAAAGTTCACACCAACCATTGACCGCTGTGACTCATCACGCATCATACCAAACGGAACCTGCGTCGCCTCAATATATGAATAGCGCGTGCTATTGATCGTGCGCTCCGTTAGCCCGTCCAACAGGTCCATCACGTTCTGCATATCCTGTCGTGCCGTCTGATAACTTTTCGACCGGCGAATCACCTGCAACCCGGCTACTTCCAATTTCGCTTGACCCGGTCCTCCAGCCATTGCATGAATGGGACCGCGCCCAGCTGTTTCCGACAAGATAAACGCTTCGTCGGGTTGCTCCGGTATGAACCCCTGATAGATGGTCGCCGAAATCGACCCGGTCGTTAGGAGGTCCGAGATATCATCAAGAAGCACTATTTCACCCCTCCTGCGATTTCCCGCCGCATCTCACTAGCTATGTCACTCACGAACGTCCTCGCACGGGCGTTCACGGCGTTCTCAAGGAACTTTCTATTTCCTCCAAGGCCATAGGGTGGGTAGTGCCGTGCGAAGCTCTCATGAACAGCCAGCGCGTACTCTGTGCCGTATGTAATACGGGTTGATAGGCGGTTCGGTGTCGCAACTTGAGACACCTTCGCACTGTCGCGCAGCGTCCCAACCTCTCTGGGCGTCTGTTCAATGGCTTCGGTCATTGTTAGTTCAGTGACAAGGTTCAGCGCACGCGCCGCAGCCATTGGCGCACGCTTGGCAATTTTGCCCAGCTTGTCCCGAGCCTCTTCGTTCCCTGTCAGATAGAAACGCATGGTCTTACTTCAAGTAAATGGTGGTGATTCCCGCATTGGCTCCAAACGGAAATAGCCCCACCGCTAAAATCGTCGGGTTGATGGCGTACGCTTCAGTTGACCCGACATCACCGGTCGACAACGTGATTCGGTCCTCTGGCCGTACCATCGCGTTCGACTTAAGATAGACGGTCTGCTTGCTCGGCACCTCTTGACCGTTCGATGTCACCACCCGCTTAATCTCGCCAATTACCGCACCTTCATAGGCAACGTCCGCGCCGAAGCTCGCCGCCCCATAAGCGTCATAGGATTGAAACGGCGCGATACTCACGCTCTGTTTCATTAGCGGTGAAAAGACGTTGACGTTGAACATCACTTGATCCGTTGGAACGGAAGCAGCATCTTCTCGGGGCTGTCCTGGCTTTCGCTCTTGTAGGACACCGACACCGGTCCGACCCTCATGCTTGATACCCCAGCGCTTCCTTGATACATTTCTGCGGCTCGCAACAACACGGCTCGTTCTATAACAGGTGGAAGCGAGTTCGCCGTCGTCGTGGTGGCCCACTTGTCATCGGTGCTACTGGTTTCTCCAATTTGATAGCCAGCTTCATAGACGACCAGCCAGGGCTGAAGCTCGCTGTTCGGCACCACGTAGCTTCCAAGATTCCATCGTTCTTGAGCGGTCCATCGGAAACCTTGATCGCGCCCGATAAATCCAGCGTCGGGGTCCGCAACTCGATACTCGCTCGACGCGAATTCCGTCGCGTCGTCCGTGCTCGTGCTGTCGAAAAACCGCTGCACTGCGATGATTGGCGTTCGCGCCAGCATTAACCGTTGACTTCCGTAGCTTGCCACCGTTTCCTCGTAGACCTGACGGCGAAGTGGATACCTTACGTAGCTTTCGGCCCAATCGCTGGCCTGTGTTAGAGCCAGGTCCATCCCTGACGATGAGGCGGTTGCCGCTAGCATGGTCATCAGGTCGCCCAGCGCGGCCAGCTGCGAGTCGGTGCTTGAAGTGCATACGGAAATCATGGTCAGATCATGGAGTTAACAGCCGCCCCGCGCCCACGCAACGTATACAAATCGCGCCAGTAGGTAGACTCTTGAATAGCCCCATCTATGGTGGCTATCGAGGCGATAGTGTTGCTCCGCTGCTCGCTAAGGTTTTTCATCCTCTCCTCTGGTGTCATGTCGTCCATCTTCTTAACATACCAGCGTTCGTCCTCAGCGAGTGCACCATCCAGCGCATTCACAAGCGCCATCTTCTTAGCTCGCTCGGTTGACAAGTACTCGATCCGCTTACCCACTTCGACCAGCTTAAGCGGACCCCAATCTGGTTCGCGCTCGTAGCCATAGCGATACTGTTGTTTAAGAAGCGCTGACTCACAGGGAATCCGCACGTTGATCCCTCTTGCATGGGCCATCCCTAGCCAGAACTCGAGATTGGCCTTCTGTACTGAATACTCAGTCCCAACGATGAGGTCAATTCCGAACAACGCGATTTCCTTGAACCCTTCGGCCATCGCTAGCCCTACCTCAAACGCCACCGTCGAAGTGAAATAATCAATCCCGGCGTTTTTTATAACCCGCTCAATGGGATACCTGACCACATTCGGAAACTCTGGATGGGCGTCCATCATGTAGGTCGGGATCGGCGCGTCCTTAATCCACCCGGCGTGGTCAGTCCCTTCGACATTATCCTCCTGCCAATTGCAATGAATGTCGAAGTGTCGCGTGCTGCGCGGGACGTGGCGATAGAGTTGGTTCAACGTCCAAATCTCATACGAGGGATCATCAAACGGGGCAAGGTCACGGCTACTCGTTGCGAAGCCGACGATAGCAACCTTGTCGCGTTTAGGGGTTGACAGAACGATCCCCTGGTCGCGGTCGGTAACAACAACCTGATAGTCTTGTTCGGCGGCGTGGTCAAACTGAACGCCCGACCCCGGCGCGGCCTCCTTTGCTGTGAGATGGCTGCTCATGCCTTTGTTCCCTTCCTGCGCGATTTGCGCCTAGACATCATCTTGTGTTTCGGTGGCTGTTCAAGAGAAGCGGCAGATACATCAGGCGCGGACGGGACCAAACGGACCCACCCGCGCCTGATAATATCGCCGTATCCGATGCTTCCCGTGTCGAGTGCGAACCTCTCGCCCACGTTATACACCGGTCCACGGTGTAGAAGGGCGAAAGGTCGTCCCACTACCTCAACCCTCACCCTCGACATGATTACCCGTTGCAGGTAGTCACGTAGATGGCAGCGGTCGAGGTGGTCTGATGCGGCACTTCATCCACAGCACCAAACCCGATATCAACACCAGCCTCTAGCACGGAACCGCCAGAGCTTGACGCATTCGCGCCCCACAATAGCGACGCCTGGATAAACCGCTGTGCTGCGGTGATGTCGTAGAAACTAAACGCATCGCCAGCTGCGGCCCCGGTTGCGGTCGCCGTGAAGACGCCAAACGTTCCAACACTGGTCGAGGTCGCCATGAACCCACTGGCGAGAGTGCTGGTTGTGTTGCCAGTCAGGAACAGCGCTTGGTTACTCGGACGCTTACCGGTTGAGAATTCATCAAAGTCATCGGCACAGGTCGTGCTGGAATGCAGGAGCCTTGCCCCGACTGTCATGAACGTGGTTCCGCTGGCCGTGCTGGTTCCAATGTCGCCCCACCCATACGCATGAAGCAACGCTGAAGTGTACGACCGACCAAGCCCCAACCGGTCGATGATTTTACCCTTAACTTCGTTGTCAGTGGTTCCATCGTTCCCACCACACGAAGCGTCATAGGTTTCCACATCGACGGCGTGGACCGGTCTGATTTGTGCTACATCTCTAGTGATCAT